ATGAATAAATTATTCCGTTTTGCCTTGATTTTTGCGTCCAGTTTTTGTGAGACCGCTTGGGCTGGAATAGTAGGTGTGGTATTTAGTGCCATGACTGGCCACTCCGAGGTAATCTCGGTACTGGCTAAGCGCACTGACTCATTACTTGAGATGCCGATATGGGGGGCGGAGGTTCAAATCCTCTCGTACCGACCAACTAAACATTGAAAACCAGCCTCTTACGGCTGTTTTTTTGTGCCTGAATTTTGCCTGGGGAATTGTTGGGGAGAAATGGGGGAATTACTGCCGGCATTTTGCCTTTTCAGACAAGAAATTGGCGAGGAACGCCACTCCCGCCAGCCCACCAACTTAGATTACTAATCAAGAAACTTTCGCGGTATTTCCACGACTGCTGAAATAGGATTTCACCTTTTCACCTAGGTTCTGCGAGTTCTTTTCTACTACAAAATAGCTAATGGTGGATGCTACAAGCACAAAAGCAACATATATAGAAAATTGCCAAATTTTAAACTCTTTGCCCGAGCCAATAACGTAGGAAAACATATCAACAAAAAATGGATGAATTAGGTAAACTGAATAACTAATTGTTCCCATGAAAAGCATTAGTGATGATTTTATCCTACACTTATATGCAAGCACAACAAATATAACGATACCAAGAAAATAATTGACAATGTAATAGATATAATTTTGCTCTGAATTCCCCTTCCCATAAGTCATCGCACTTATCAGTGGCATTAATAAGACAAACGAAGCAGTCCAAAACAAAGCGTATTTTCTGGCTTCTAATTGACCATCGTGCAACCACTTTCTTAATACATAAGAAAAGATCATAAGAGAAACAGCAAAAATGACACCAACCGGCATTCCTTTGCCTGTATAAAATCTAACAAAAGCGAAAAGCAAAGACAGTAACAGCAACAACATCGAGGAAAAGAACATTTTCCTTACGTCATGCAACCATCCGATAAAGTACAATAAAATACAAACTGTATAAAACGCAACTTCAACAAGAAGCGTCCAATATATAGAGTACAAGTTTTGCTTACCAAACAGACCTGGGAGCATCGTTAGATTTGCTACTATAGTTCCGAAGTCTGTCGGTGTATTTCGATAGAAATAATATGAGCAAACTGCCAAAATTACAGAGATCCAATATGCGGGGTAGAGTCTAAAAAATCTAGATGTGATGAAATTGAATGATTGCCCCGGTTCATTTTTTATAGAGAATGGTATAACAAACCCGCTAATCATAAAAAAGGTAACAACTCCAACCTGCCCAAGCCCAAGATAGCTAAAAAGACTGATGTTGTTCAAAAGCGTAGTCTGCTCACTATAATGTGCAAAAACCACTAATAAACATGCAACCCCACGAATAGCATCTATATGCTGCAACCTTTTAACTTGCATAGCTTTTGTCTGTTCTATTTTGGCAAATGGAGCAAGGAGTTTATATTATTCAGGTTTATCAGGCAACGCAGCGTCAGGATTTGACGTGTCAACACGGCTAAGCTCTACGCTATACCTCTCCCATGCCTCTAACTTTACAGTTTCAGCATAAGTAGCCATGTGCAGTTTCACAGCTCTTTCCAGGGGTGCTATAACTGAGTTAACCTCGTCATTGAGTGTCTGAATCATGATTTGAAACTGATATAATTTCTGCTCTGGGGTCTGAACAGGTTCAACATACGGCGCTACAGTAGCAAACTTCCCAGAAATGGCATCGGCGTATATTACTTCTCCATCCAGTTGAATCAGCTGGTGATGCAGTGAATAAAATATCACGACCTAACTCATATACATCGACCAGCACATCTATAGCCATATTATCTGAAGAAGAAAAAACGGGGTTTCTGATGTTAATTATATTCATTTTATAAAATCCTTCTGAATGCAGTCATTGAAGCAATAGCACCTTCAGTTGATTGAATATCACCAAGGCTAACCCAAGTCCCTACAAGCCAGTTATTTCCACCAGTGTGAAACTCTGCACGAGTTACCGCGGAATAAAATAAACTTGACGGTGCTAATGCTGAACCAGCAAATCTAGTTCCGGCTGGATAATTCCCACCATCATTTGCAATAGCAGCAAATACAAGAGAGTTTACAGGCCATGTATTTGGGCTTCCTTATTCAAGAGCAGGTGGTGGATTTGTTGCAGAATAATACCTAATATCAAAATTCGAGTAGCTTGCAGGCGTAAATGTACCATCATTTTTGAAGCTAAAATATTTATCTACTCCACCCGATGAGACACGAAGAGACAGAGCTAGATACTGGCCGATCTGCTCCCATAAATAAATGTCAGCAAGCTGCCCGTTAACACCATTAATCCTGGCCCCCTGAGTGATATTTGTTTTGCTTGCTGAATTATTTTGAACACCATTCCTTTCAATATAATCTACACCATTTACTATTATTGTCTTCCCTGCCTTAATATCTTCTGATGCAGAAAGCATTGCTAGCTTTGCATTCCCACTGGTAATATTTACATTATTTGCATTCTGGACTGCTAACGATCCTAACCCGAGATTAATACGTGCTGTAACTGCATCAGTCAATTCTGAAAGATTATCCCCCTTCTGCAAGGCGTTTACTATCCGGCTGTCGTCACCTGCTGCCACAGAATTTTCAGTCTTGCCCACATCCAGAATAGCAGCCCCTTTCAATCCTAAATTATCTCTGGACTTCTCTTTGTCTTTCACATCACCTAGGTTTGCATCCTGACGAAGAAACAAACCATCACCTGTTGCTACCTTCAGCTCAATATTGGATGTTTCAGACACTGCCAAACGAAACTGAAGGTTAACGTTGATTCCGCTTTCAGGTTTTTCTATTGCCGGACTGTTTGATACTGCATAAAGCTCACCGGCATCGGTTACCACCACGTTCAAAAAAGTCAGAAACAAATGCGGTGTTAAATGGGAGGAAGGAACAGCACCAACCTTCCACGAGCTGCGTTCTTTATCGGAGAGAATGTATAGAGAGCAAGGGATAGATACAAAAAAATTACTTGGTCACCGGTCTTCAAAGATGACTGACAAATATAACGACGATCGAGGCAAAGACTGGGTAGTCATCGACTCTAAAACTGGGTAAATGAGGTGGTGTTTTTGGGAAGAATTTTGGGGAAAGTTGAATCGCCACGGGTTTAACAGACACTTCGGAGTCATTTAAGATGACTTAAAGAGAGGTGCCCATGAGCGGTAAACGTTATCCCGAAGAGTTTAAAATTGAAGCAGTCAAACAGGTTATTGGTCGCGGTCATTCTGTTTCCAGCGTTGCAACACGTCTCGATATCACCACCCACAGCCTTTACGCCTGGATAAAGAAGTACGGTCCGGACTCATCCACTAATAAAGAACAGTCAGATGCTCAGGCCGAGATCCGCCGACTCCAGAAAGAGCTGAAGCGGGTTACTGATGAACGGGACATATTAAAAAAAGCCGCGGCGTACTTCGCAAAGCTGTCCGACTGAGGTACGCCTTTATTCGTGACAACTCCCGTTGCTGGCCTGTTCGTCTGCTCTGCAGGGTGCTGAATGTTCATCCCAGTGGCTTTTACGCCTGGTTTAAGCAACCGTATTCTCAGCGCCACCAGGTAGATCTGAGACTGACGGGACAGATCAAACAGTTCTGGCTGGAGTCCGGTTGCGTTTATGGTTATCGCAAGATCCATCTGGACTTGCGGGATAGCGGGCAACAGTGCGGAGTGAACAGAGTCTGGCGACTGATGAATCGTGCCGGGATAAAGGCTCAGGTCGGGTACCGGAGCCCGCGGGCACACAAAGGCGAGGCCAGTATCGTATCGCCCAACAGGCTCCAGCGACAGTTCAATCCGGATGCTCCGGATAAGCGTTGGGTAACGGACATAACCTACATCAGGACCCACGAAGGCTGGCTGTATCTTGCTGTGGTTGTTGATCTGTTCTCACGCAAAATTATCGGCTGGTCAATGCAATCCCGGATGACAAAGGACATTGTCCTGAATGCACTGCTGATGGCTTTATGGCGGCGTAATCCCCAAAAACAGGTGCTGGTTCACTCGGACCAGGGCAGTCAGTACACCAGCCATGAGTGGCAGTCGTTCCTGAAATCACACGGCCTGGAGGGGAGCATGAGCCGTCGCGGTAACTGTCACGATAATGCGGTTGCAGAAAGCTTTTTCCAGTTGCTGAAACGCGAACGGATAAAGAAAAAGATCTACGGAACGCGGGAAGAAGCCCGCAGCGATATTTTTGATTACATCGAAATGTTTTATAACAGTAAGCGTCGGCATGGTTCGAGCAATCAGATGTCACCGACAGAATATGAAAACCAGTATTATCAACGGCTCGGAAGTGTCTAGATTATCCGTGGCGATTCAGTTGACTCACTAATTAAAAGCCCTCGATTGCCAAATTGCGAAATGGGAAGAACCTCTACATACATTGAAGAGCCAAGAGCTGGCCCCCGTTTTGGGTTAGAACTCCACCACGACTGAGTTATGGTTCCATTCTGATTATCAGTAAACCCTGTAAGCATACTTATCTCAGGAATTAGCTGTGTGGGAGCTATGCTGGCAAATGTCGTTGTCCGCGGGAGCATGAGCATTGTCGAACCAGGTGTTTTTCTGACAGCAAGGGTATTTATCCCTCCCTGGTTTTGTGTCTCACCGCTAAATGATGGGCAACGCAGACCAGCTGTTATCTCCATCCTTGGAGAGCCGTCGTTTAAATCAATTAATAAACCTCTTGGCATTTACCATTCCCCCAGAACAATTCGGCCGCCATTTGTCAAATTGACAGTCACGCCTTTTCCGTCAATAGATACGCCTGTTCCATTGTTACTAAATCCGAACTGTCCATTCGTCGCATAAATAGCACCCCGAACGGTCACTTGATTAAACTCAGCATTCCCTGATTTAGGTAAATTCCACCCTAATGAACCAGCAACATAGTTAGTTGACTTCAATGAATCTGATATTTTCCCGAACTCAATACTGGCATCTCGGAAAAATGCATCACTAATAAATACCTGACCATTTATCACAGCAAATGGAGAATACTGCGTATCTCCACTGCCGCTCATCAACACAAACTGATTGGCATTAAAGCCAATGCGAGTAACCACCGGCTTGCCCGTCTCCGCCAGCACTGCGATACTCATTCCCGCGTTGTACATCACGCCGTTAATCCGCACTCCAGCCTTAAGCGTATGAATCGCTGTAGCACCGTCAGCATCCACAGTGGCCGTCAACTTATCTTCAAGCGTTGCCGTAACATCCTCAATTTGCGCCTGGACGGTCGTCGAAAGCTCAGCCATTGCTTTATCAACTTCAGCAATAGTCGTTTTTACGATCAGTATGTCTGCTCTTACTGTCCCGTATTGCTGAAACTGATGCTCAACCGTTCCGTGGTTCGCCAACGCGTTCTGCAAGATTCCTTCAATGTTGGTATTGATATCGCTGGTAAGCTGCTCCCCGTCTTTAGACGTCAGGAAATCATCCGCAATATCCCCCAGGTAATCATCGGCATTGTCATTAGCCATGCCACGGATCCAATCTGTCCAGCCTGACTCGTTACCGGTTTTATCTACTAACTGCGCGCGGTACCAAAACTCCTGTCCTGCTTTAAGGCCGAGTTGCGTATATTCCGCCTGTGGGTACGGAACATCGCTAAGCAATAATGGGTTGGACTGATCTGAGTTAGCCGTGTACTGAATTTCCGTTTTCAGCGTGTCGGCTGTGTTGGCAGGAAATCCCCAGTTGAGCCGAATACCCCAGTTGATCGGCGTGGCCATGAATCCCACCGGCTTCGGTGGGTTGCCCACCTTCCCCGTCAGCGTTTTCTCTTCGGAGTAACCCCACCCACTGGAAATTTCCGCAGCGTTGATGGCGCGCACGCGCACCAGATAGCGGCCTGCGTAAATCCCCGGCACATCAAACGAGGTGGTGGAATTGCGCGGTACGTTCACCCAGTTCCCGTCGTTGCGGCGCCATTGCGCTTCATATGCAATAGCGTTCTGCGCCTGGTCCCAGCTGCAGCGCATCGTTTCCACGCTGATACCCTGCTGCACGAGCGAGAAAGAGCTGATAACAATATTTGCCGGTGCCGTTTGGTTACCCGGCGGGATAACGCTTACAGGCCTATCATCAATCAGCGCGCCGGTATCAATACGAGCATACTTGTCGGGATCGTAGTACGCGCCGGAAATCGTAAATGTGCCGTCGTTATTGTCGGATACGCTCACAACACGATACTGCTGTGCATAGAGCTCATCGGACTCAACAACCCAGACAGATTCCGCCTGCGGCACTTCGCCGTAGGCCGTGGTTACAGTAACCACGTTATCATTTACTGCCTGAATAGTTCGCGCCTGTGACGCCCCGGATGGCAAGTTGAGAATCAGGCGGCCGCCGGCGGCAATATCCGGTTTTCGGTCAAGAGTAACAACGCGACCGTTCACGGCGCTAATGCGGCCGCCGGTTACTTTTCCGGACAACATCTCATCAGCGACAGCGATGATGTAGCCAGGCTGCGGGATCATTCCGTCGAGCCCGACGGAAAATGTTACAACCCGATCTTTGTTGTTCGTCAGGATACCCCAGCGCCCTTTCCGGTTTGCTTCGCTCTGCCGGGTGCAGCCGATCGCCGTCAGCTCGAGCTGATTAAATCCGTAGCGCGCGACCAGCGCCTGCTCAAACACAGGCTCCATGGCATCAGCATACGCATTCGCCGGATCGGACCAGGAGACCAGCGCAGTGGTATAGCGGGTTTTCGTCGTGCTGCTGGAATAGTTGAACTCGCCATTCAGGACGTTGGCGCGAGTGTAGCTGTAGTCGATATCCCGCGGCATATCAGCCAGCGCGACAATCTGGTTACCTCCCCAGTAGGTCATCCCGCGAAATATGGCGGCAAAGTCACGCAGAACTGTGTATGCGTCGTTCCTGTCCTGCACATAAATGTCACAGGTATAGCGCGGTTCGGTACCGCTGCCACCTTTGCCATCCGGCACCATCTGGTCGCAATACTGCGCGACCTGATAAAGCGTCCATTTATCAATGTTCGCTGCCGTGAGTCGCTGCCCCAGGCCAAAGCGATCGGTAATGACGATATCGTAAAAAATCCAGGCCGGGTTATTCGTCCAGGCCCATTTAAAACCACCGGTCCAGGTCCCGCTATATGTCCGGGCAATCGGATCATAATTATCCGGTACGCGGACAATGCGCATCATTGGCTCGCAGGAAACCTGCGGAATACTGCCGTTGAACTGGCTGGAATCAAACTCGACATACAGCAAAGCGGTGTTCGGGTAACGCAGCTTTGCATCAATAACTTCGGTGTAGCTCTGCAGCGTCATTGTGTCGCCGATCTTGGCGCTATTGGCATCTGCCGTAACTTTACGCAGGCGTACTGTCCAGGTGCTACCGGTTTGTGGCAAATCAATGCGGTGGCTGCGCTCGTAGCCAGACGTGGTTTTCCCGGTAACGGCAGTATTCACGACCGTCTGCCAGGTGCCGCCATCGGTCTGCAGCTCTATGATGTAGTTGATGGAATACCCAACAAGATCACCGTTGTCCTGCTGGTTAAACAATGACGGCCATTTCAGGCGCAAACGGATTGCTGAAAGTTGGCCGTTAGTAAAAGTGTGCGTCCACGCAGTGGCGCTTGAAACTGTTGTGCCTACGCTGATCTCGTTCTCAGTCCCCGGCATGCCCTGGATATAAGTTTGCGCCTGGCTACCAGGACGAAACTCCCAAGCTACACCGCTGAAGTTTTGCGAGCCGTCGGCGTTTTCCAGCGGTGTGCCGTCCAGAAAAATGCTCTTACCGTCAAGACCACCAGCAAACTCGCCCTCCCCCAGAGCCAGCAATAGTTTTGCTTTGGCGACGGACTGGAGATCATCAGGTTGTTCAACAGGTGTGCGCGGGGAAGAGCCGCCGCCCTTATTCCCTTTGATAAGCGTTGCAGTTGTCATATTGCGCCCATAAAAAAAGCCACCCTGAGGTGGCCTGATGGAAAGAGATGTTAGTTACTGCTGATCTTCGACGTAAATCCCAGCGGAGATAATCGCTCCGCCAATGCGGCGTTTGCCGTACCCCAATGGAACCGGGTATCCCTGCGCGGCAGTATTAGTCACGCCGCCAAATGCGTAGGAGGCTTTGTTGTCAGCACCCTGTTTACTGGCCAGGCCCGTAGGTTGTGGGGAAAGCATTTGTACAACGCCTCCGAGTACCAACGATGCACCAGTAGTTGCAGCGAAACCTGTTAAGCCGCCAGCCGTAAACGCAGCACCAATACCTCCAGAAACGAAGACGGCAGCAGTGATTAAAACCGCTCCTAAAATAGTTTGTAAAAGCCCTGCGCGTTTACTGCCGATGATTACAGGCATAATCCTCACAACGTCGCCCTTGGTGGGAAAACCCATCTCATCAAAAGCTATATTTTTTTTGCCTCTGAATATGGCAAAAGTAAGTCCCCTACGTTTACTGCTGATCATGAAACTCTCGAAGCCAGGCAGTGTTTTGCTGAGTGCAATTGCTGCTTCACCAGTTCGAGATATCAGTCGTTGATGGATTTTTCCAAAAGTTTTTCCCAGAACACCACCAAGCTCAATTACTGTCATTACTTCTGTCATATTTTCACCATAAAAAAACCCGCATGATGCGGGTTAGCTATTGGTTAGATACAGCGTTTTATTACTTTAGTTCGGCTATTAATACGATAGCTGAAAAGCCCACCCTGATGACGAAATTCTATCTTGGTAACTTCACCTATCGGTTTTAAATCAGCAACCTCAAGTTGAGATTGCGTAAATACAGTTTTACCGCCGTCATAAGGCTGAATAAAAACGCTTCCGTATTGTTGGCTTTGTTCTTGCCATCCACCAAGTATGCATTCAGCAACAGCATCGATTTGTTTCTTCGACTGATAAGAATTAGATGCTGGCTCCTTCCTGAGTTCCTGCATGCTCGAACAACCAGAAAGTATTAACAATCCGCACACTGCAATTTTTTTCACATCCTTACCCCCATTGATAAAAGTTAAAATCAATCCTAACACGGAGATAAAGTAGCGGAAAAAACCTCAGTTAAGCAGGATGAACTACTTGGATTGCAAAGCACTGATCATTTGTCAGGATTTGCTCAACCTTTAACTCAGGATAGGATTGCTCTATTACAATTTTACAAGCTTCATTGCAAGTATGGAACGCTCATGAACAATGACCATCCAAAATTAACTTTTATATACCCAACCTTTATACGTGCTGGCATGATTGCCTCAGGCCCATTTATCCCTGATATCGGATGGCAAGCCAGTCAATTCCCAGCAAAAATGATGTTCTACGTCTCAATTGGCTTGATGCTAAACAGCAAAAGAAACTATAGCTACGATATTGATGTATTGTTTGATGGTAAGTCGTTGACGCCCGAGGATGCTCAGGCTGTCGACTCGAAGCTGATCAATACTGCAGTCTCGAATCGTGATGACTTTGTCGCAATAGCTACTAACCATCTTACAGATGTTGTTATGCCCTCCGCTGGTATTTACACCCTTAAAGCTCGCCTTTTCGCAGGTAAAGCTGATTCTTCCGAAAAAGAAATAATTGATGAATGCAGTGGTTTCTTCACTCTCGCTGAAGATTGGATGAATAACGAAATGAAGAAAACAACGTAATCATGGCCAGAGCAATCGACATCAATACAAAGCAACCAATTGAAGATCATGTAAGCATCCCCCATAATCCTTCTTACAATGACGGCGATGGAGGAGGAGGAAGCATGCTCGAAGCTCGTGTTGCTAAGCTTGAATCTGACATCAGCTATATCCGCCGTGATGTAGATGAGCTTAAAACTGATGTAAAAACAATCGATCGGAATATGATCGTAGTCTTGGAACGGCTTGATAGTATTAAAGATAGTCTGTCCAAGAAACCTTCATCAGATACTGTAGACAAAAAAATCACTGAAGCAAAACTAGCTGTTTTACTCGGTGTCCCGACGATAATAGGAATTGGTACTGCTGCTTATAAAGCAATTTCATATTTCTTCTTTTCCTGATAACCCGGCATCGCCGGGTTATCAGGCTGTTCCTCTCTACCATAGACGCCTAAAAAAGTAATTTATATCTCAATATTTTCATTGTTCTTTCCTGCCAATAGCCGCCATAAGGCACGCGCTGGCTCAAATGGCCGTAAAGGTGGTGCAGCAGCATGTTGCCCTCGAGCAAGATCCCGGCGTGGTTCCATTTATTAGATTGCACCTGCATGATAACCATGTCGCCAGGCTGCGGTGCGCCGTCGAACTCACGGAAGCCGCATTCATACCAGCAATCCTGGTAGAAATTCTCCAGGTACTCATCTTCCCACCAGGGATAATCAACGCGGTAATCGTGAAGTTCTATACCGTGGTTCTGCCGGAAGTAGCTCATCACCAGCCCCCAACAGTCAAAGTGACCGAGGACAAACGGCCGCTCCAGCAGCGGGAGTTCTCCGCGCGGCTGGATGGTGCGCAGGTCACCCTCTGGCCAGCTCACGATATGCCAGGGCAGCAGCGTAGCGTCACACTGCGCTTTGTCCAATTCACTCGGCTGTGGCGTTGCATCAGGATGGCTGTGAACTACGGCCGTCACCGTCCCCCAGTCCTCCGCCGTGGCGTAATCATCCGGCGAAAGGTGAAAATGCTCAGTCGGTTCGGCTGCCAGATTTCGGCACGGGAAATAACGCTCAACCCGGCTTTTCTGCGCTACGACTCCGCAGCATTCACGAGGATATTCAGCGGCCGCATGTGCCAGGATGGCATTGATCGTTTTCTCACGCATATCAACTCCTGATTAGCGAAGTACCCGGGAACCCACCGAAAGGGAGAGGCTCGCCTTCGCCAAAACGCAGCTTGCAGCCGCGCAATGTTCCACTGCACTTGTCGAGCGACAGATCCCCGACAGGGTTATTTTTGTCGTCGAAGTAGCGCGTTCCGGCATAATCACACCCGTCGCCGGATCGGTATTTGCCTCTGATGCACCAGGTACAAAGCGAATGCAGCTGGCGCGTTGGGATCATCAGGCCTTGAAGGTCCATCGGACTGCTCAGCGTAAACTCGATAGAGCGGTTGTTCTCGGAGCTTTTGCTGTCGATATACCAGACCTGCAGCTTTTCCTGTGTAGGATCGGCTGACGGGTTACCCGCGGGGAAGTTAGCGGCATCCAGATACTGCGCTAATGTGTCATGGATCATGACTTTTGCCTGGAGCAAATCATCATAAGCCAAGCAAAGGGCAGTAATGGAACCATCAAGGTTTGCAACGGTAAGTTTCGGCTGTGCCTCGGTGCCATCCGTTGAAAGCTCGATGCCCTCTATCTGGCATGGCCACGCCGAGTATTTCTCCCCCTGCCACCAGATAGCTTTAGCCGCTAACTTTGACTCATCGCCGCCGGCGGCTTCAATCTCTTCAGGGGTATGAGGGAGGGTATAGGCGTGGAAGCGTAAAACATCGCTCACGCCAAACGCGGTGCCGTCTACTTCAAAAAGCCGGACGGTATTTCCCGGCTCCAGTTTTTGATAATCACTGTTTAAGGACATCACACTCCCCCGGCAGAAAAGCTCTGCTCAAATGTCACGGATATCGTTGCCTGCGTTTTACCGTTCGGCACCAGTTTTATCGAGTCGGGCGCCGCGCGATATAAGCCCTTCTCACCGTGCGGCGGTGTCCAGATAAATGACCGGGTGCAGTGCTGACGGCAAAAGTCCCTGATGGCCTTCGCCGTCGCCAGCGGCCCACGGTAGGAGTACGGAAATTTAATTTTTTCCGAGTTAATGCCATCCTCAGAAACCTGGCTGTAACCGTCGCCGAACTGAATCTTCCGGATTGTCCGGTTGTATTCAGTCGCCGGCTGGCTGGCGATTTGTGTCGGCCAGGTGAATGTATCGATTGCCATAGGCCACCTTTAGCGGGATTTCATTGCGTTGAAGATCAAGCCCCCTGGACGGATGGCCTTAACGAGGTTGTTCTGGCAAAACTGCTCGAGCATTTTCATCATCGCCTGATTCATAGCATCGCTGCCGCCTGAAGTCTGGGATGTGGCTGTGCCGTCACTCTGCAGAATGATTGTGTTATTGAAGACTGGGTTTCCACCACCAGCATTACCGGCAACAACGCCTAGCTTGCCGTTTGCTCCACGGCGTAGAGGCAAAATGGCTTCCGGCCCGGCTTCGCCCATCACGCCGCCGCCTTTGGCAAATGCAAAAAACGTAGGCCGATCGACGATGCTGCCACTAAAAGCACTTAAGGAAGCTGAGTTATACACTCCCCCTTTGGCATTGGCAGTAAGCCCTCCAAAACCAAAAGTATTCCCGGCAGCTTTAACTCCATTCACCAGAGACATTTGAACCAGAATTTCAGCCAGCATGCTCAGGATAGACTTCGTCCAGTCCTTAAAGCTGGCCCCGCTTCTCGTCAAGAAAGATGTCAATTGTGAAGAGGCGCCATTCAGAACGGCGGCCCCCACGTTCTTCATTTGCTCATAGCTGTTCGTGGCCGCATCAGAGTAATCAGCCCAACTTTTTTCCACCCCGGTCTTCCAGTTACCGCGCAACTGATCCTCTGCTGCATAGTAATCTTTGGCTGCCTTGAGCTGCTGCTGATAACCCGCATCCTGCAGAGTGCCGCCAGCGTTAAGCCACCCGCTGCGAAGCTGAGCGAACGTAGATTCACGCCCCGCCATCCTGTCGCTCATCGTTGCACCGTTAACCAGAGCAGACTGTTTCTCAGCCATTTGCGTTACGTATTTCGACGCGGTATCCATCCGCTTGTTGAGCTGCTCCTGAGCAACAATCTGATCGCCAAGAATCGCTTTCTGGTTTGCAAGCTGAAGTACCTGCTGTTTACTGGCCAGAAGGGATTGTTCTTGCTTCGACAACTGCCTGGTGCGCGCCGCATCTTCCAGAACGGTGAACTGAGCCTGCGCAGTCCATAATTCTTTTCGCTGCTGGCTGATGCTGTCCGTGACGCTTTTGTGCTGTTTCAGGACTTCAAGCTGTGACTGCAACGCCAGCAGGTCGCGCTGGTTGTTATCCTCCGCCCGATCCCCGGCAGGAGTCACATACCCTTTGGCTTTCGCCGTTTTAGGATCCTTATAGAGCTTCTCAATACCAGCGCGAGCTGTCGCTATTTCCTCCGGTGTCCAGAGACGAACCCTTTTATCCTCTGCCAGGGTCTGCGTTGCTTCCGCGGCTTTGGCATTATCCGCAATGGCTTTGTTCAGGTCCTTCTGTGCCAGCGCACGCTTCTCAGTCTGGGTAGTACCGGCATCCAGATATTTGTTGAACGATACCTGTGCATCAATACCGTCTTTATTGATCTGGTTGAACTCGGCTTTTTTCTGGTTGTAGCCCTCCTGGGATTTGATCACGAACTCAAGGTTTTTGATGTTGGCCTCAAGCTGCGCTTTATCGACACCCATCGAGTTATTTTTGAAACGCCCCCAAAGCCCTTGCTTGCCGTTCTCCTGAATTTCGGCCAGCGTATCTTTCATGGTCTGTAGCGTGGCAGCGTCACTACCAGCCCGGCCAATATTCAGCAGCTCATCCCACATACCTTTAAAGGCATTGCGGGTCGCTAAAGCTGCGCGCTCAACAAGCCCCAGGTTATCCAGAATCTGCTGGCTACGCTGCTGCTCCGCACGGCTATAGGCATCGGCCGCCGCCTGTCCTGCGGCTTCTTTATCGCCGCGGCGCTCGAGCGAGGAGATGTACTGGAACTGGGACGCGGTGAGGTAGTGCATCTGTGCATTCAGCTCAGCGGAACCCTTCGTTGGCGCATCGTACAGCTTCTGGAAATTCTTGATCGTCTCATCGACCGCTTTCCCGGTAGCTTCCTGCATAGCTACTGCGGCGCGGGTAATGCTCTCGATTTGAGAACCTTTAAAGCTACCGCTCCCCACCACCTGCGCCAGCACGGCAGCGCTGGTTGCCTGCGATCCGTGAGTCCCTGCAATTGATTTTGCCAGCTCAGCCAGTTGCCCGGAGGTTTTACCGGCATAACTTCCCGTCAGGATCAGTTGCTTGTTGAACTCGACTGACTCCTGGCTCCCCTCGTACCAGGCCTTACCCAGGGTATACACGGCGGCGGCAATCCCACCGACAACCCCGGCAATCCCCAGCCCCCGCAATGTCATAAGCTGATCTATCCACCCGGCCCGGTTCGCAAGCGTAATACCGGAACCCCGCAGCGCACCAAAGTTACCCCGTGCCGCCTCGCCAAGCAGGATGCCAATTTCCCGCCGGGCGGCTGCACTTTGCAACCCCAGTCCATGCGTAGCTGTTTTCGCCGCATCAAGCTTGCGGATGTAGATATCAGCTGAATCACTGACGCCAAGCTGCGCGGCTTTGTAGCGGAGCATCTCGGCGTTAGAGAGGTTCTGTGCGGCAACCTGCGATTTCAGTTTCTGAATGAAATTGACGCGGGCGGCACTGGCTTTTTCCTCTTCCAGCCGCAGCTCTTTCTGCCGCTCAGTAGTGCGGGTTATCAGCGCCAGATAATCCTGCTGTGAAATTTTCCCCTGTCCGCGCGCCGCACGCAGACGCGCCTGCATACCGGCCAGCGCCTGCGTCTCGCTGGTAAGCCGCCGGGCGCCGTCGATTTCGCGGTAAAACGCCTCGGCCAGTTCATCCTGCTGCTTCGCAGTCGCGGCAGTTTGCGTCGTCGAATCCTGAAGCTTCTGGCTATATTCCGCTACGCGCCGGTGTGTTTCATCGACAGCCTGAGCTGATTTCTTCCATGCAACCGCCATTTCGTCAGCGGCGACGGACTGTTTTGCCTGGATATCACTGGCGGCCTTAACGCCAGCCTCACCCATTTGCTTCAGCGCGGCAGCCTGAAGTTGTGCCGCTCTCGCCATTCGCCCCTGGGATTTATCAGACTCATCGGCCATCCCTTTAAGCTGGCCCCGGATCCGGGCTACCTGTTCTGAGAAGGAAGCGCTGTCGACATCCAGGTTAATTACCAGATCGCTAATTTGCTGGGCCATACCGTACTCCCCCGTAAACCCCCTCACCCGCTAACATCAGGTCTTCATCCGTCTTTTCTGGTTCGGGCTCGCCCACTTCGCCAGTCAGCAGACTGAAATCAGCATCCGAAATATCGCTATTGCCCGTCAGCATCGCCACGATGAGCCCCTTAGTGGTGGCAAACTCAGCGTCCAGCAGCTCGTCACTAAACGGCGTTGCTGCAAAGTGGCTAACCCAGCCGGCGAATTCGGAGGCGCTCATTTCACTGAGCATCCGCCGCCAGTCTGCCCGCCGGAACTCCCGCGCCAGCCGATGAATAAAGGCGCGCTCACGGGCAACTATTTTTCCAGGGGGCGCGCCTCTGCTGATTCATCACCGAGCGCAGTATTGTCAAACTCTGCATCTGCTGATTCATCACCAAGCGCCGTATTGTCAAACTCTGCCTCTACCGGGGGCTTTGGCATCAGGTCGCTCAACTCAAGCACTTTTTCAACAGCCATATTCAGCGCCTCAGACGACCAGGTACGCATCACTTCACGGTGCAATTCCTCTTCATCCCGATCCGGTGTGCTATGCCATAAGGAACGGGATACCAGCCAGGCATTTGACTGGACGTTCTTTTTAACGACCAGAGCGCCCATCTTCATTTCAGAGGCATCTTTAGGAATATCCGCTTCAAGGCTGGCGAGATACTCAAAATATTCAGCGCGCTGCAGCGCGGATAGCTCAAAAAGCAGTACAGATTCTCCGCCAATCGACAGATTTTCTTTTTTCAGAAACGACATAATTTTTACCTTCGGATTCGCCATTATTTTTGCCCGTGAAAATGGCCCCTAAAGGGGCCTTTTGAAGTGGTGATCAGGAGACTGTGACTGTGGCAATCGCAACGAAATTACCATCCGGCGTCATGCCGATAATCTCCGCCGTTCCTGCGGCAACACCCGTGATGGTGACCACGTTATCCAGCACAGTGACGGTGGCGATCGCTTTGTTGGACGAGACAATCCGCAGGGATTTATCCGTCGCGCCGGCAGGTTGCAGCGTGAATGTCGCCGTTTTGGTCTTGCCTGCTTCAACCGCGACCGTCGCCGGAGCAACAGTCAGGCCTGTTACCGGAACGAATGAGGAGCGGTCATCTTCCGCGAGGGATGGTTTGCCAGTATTGGTGACTTTCACAGAACGGGTAATCACTTCTTTTGCCGGGATAGCTTTACCCAGGCTGCTTACCCAGCCACGGAACACATCGACCGCGCCGTTTGGGTACTTAATCTTGTAACCACGGACGTCGCCTTCGTTGAACCACTCCACCAGCCCCTGCTGGCCGGATTCACCCGGTTTCCAGGCCAGAGTAAAACTGGTATCGCCGGCAGATTTTGCCCCCTGAGCGGTCGAGTTCCAGTCCGCATCCTCATCGTCGACGTAGGTGTCGTCGTAGGATTCTGCGGTCATTTCACCCGGGGTGATCTCTTTGATTTTTGCGAGACGGGTCCAGTCGGCATCACTCAGCGGGTTGCTGTAGGGATCGCCGGTCCCGGTATACAGCCAGAGCGTGGTTCCCGCACCTTTAACCGGCGCGAGAGGATTTGGGGTTGCCATAGTGATTTCCTTACATTGAATAGGTGATAGCGTAGGTCAGGTCGACAGATCCCCAGGTGGCCATCTCATCGTCGCGCTGATAGTCATAGCCCTGCGGGGTCATCGTTTCGATAAGCGCTTCAAGTCCGGGGATCTCCTCCGTAGCCGGATAAACCTTCTCTTCCAGCCAGTTGTCGAGCGCGGTATCAGGATTTGTTGCTTTCAGGAAAACTTCGATGTGAAGAACTGCCTGCCAGTCGTCAGCATCAAGCGTGGCACCGGTATATTCGGCGTCTGACAAATACACCGCCACAGCAGGAAGATCCCCCTCTTCAAGGAATGCCGGCCGCCCGTCAAACCAGGTGACGGAGTCAGAGATATCGGCTTTCAGCTTCGCCAGGACGGCGGCACGTATAGCGCTGTGTTTGCTCATCGCTTCAGGTGGATCCTCAGTTGGTTTTTAAGTGCGGCTGACAATTCCTTTGGCATATCGCTCTGGATAAGGTTTTTTGAAATGGTGGTAAATGCCTGCGTTAACGGCGCATCCAGGGGAACTTTCACAACATCGATGGGGTAGCGGGAGCGCCCGACACGCCGCATTACCTGCCAGCGGCCATTAGCCAGTTGCTGGATGAACGCATTGCGGAAGGTATAAGGCCCCACTTTCAGCACGCTCCCCTGCCCGTGTTTCGCACCTTTACGACGTGATAGCCTTACTCGAGCTGCGCCGAGCTTTATTGCCGGCAGGTTGCCGCGGTTAATTTTTATTGAAGCGACGAGACGATCATGGCGAGCCTTTTTGAGCCTTGAGCGTTGCCGGACAAGCCGAACCGGGAGCCCTTTTTTGCGGTTATCATCGACGGTTACCTCTTTAGCCACCTGCTTACTGCCCTGGCTTATTGTTCGCCCCGCCACCCGGTTTAACGCTTTCGCGGTGGCATCCGGCACAATCATGCGGCTCAGGCTGTTCAGGTTCTGGATTGCCCTTTCCAGGCCCTTGACTGACATAAAACCCCCTTACTCAAGGTGGATCCTCGGTTTGCCGTTAAACGAATCGAAACGCGTCACCATCAGGGTTTTCCCCTCCCAGGTCACCTCGTCGTTCCGGCGGGGTTTGTAGGTAGTCGAGAAAACCACCAGCGCGGTACCGTTACCGGACAGAGGTCCCATTTCTTCCAACTGCTCCGCCGGGACAACATCGAAGTCCTGTCCGTTAATTGTGGCGGTCTTGCCCATCTTCACGATGGTGGCCGCATCCATGCGAGCCGCCAGCCGGTCAAAGGCGTTAGCCATTAATTTTTACTTCAATGACGGTCACGCCAGTACCCGCAGCTTCCCAGGCAACGCCCGCAGCGACCGCATCCGCTTTGTCGAGCTGGATTTTCCCGTCTTTAATAAACACCGCCGTACCGGCGGCGATATCATCAGCAGCCAGTTTGGGCAGAAGAAACACCCCGGAAGCAAAACCATCCCCGATACCGCCGGCAGGGATATCCTTAATTGCCACCGCGACAAGCGAACCAATAACCACCAGATCTCCACTCAGGATTTCACTGTTTCCGGCATTGTTTACCGGGATCGTGTTCCCGTTTTGCACGAAGTTTTTAGCCATAACATTCTCCATTCAGCCCCTGCCGGGGCTGATTTTGGGTATAAAAAAAGCCCTGACGGGCGAGGAGGTAAAACGCAGAAGATTACTTGCCGGAAGATTTGGCCATGCCGCGATAATCCAGCGCCGCAACACCTGCATCAATACGGACTTTCGTGGCAATACCGTCAGTGTTAAACCCTTCCTGCTGGTCGATGTACGGCGTATCGATACCATTGAGGTAAGCCACCTCGATAGTGTCGCTCCCCTTCGCTGCAGCCAGATACCAGGCAGCGGCATCAGCAGCATCGAGGCGCGGCTCAGCAATCACTTCCGCAAAGTTCTGAATCGGGTTGTTGATGCCGGCGTTAATATCCGCCCCTTTCACGCTGGCAGACTTGATAGTCTGGTTTGCGAGCGTTTCCAGCCCAACCGGAACAAGCATGTAGGCCGGACGAATGTTGAGCGTACGTTCGCCTTCTTTCTGCAGCCGCATACTTTTCCGGGCTTCATCGATACTGGCGACTGAAATGGCGCCGCTGGACAGGTTTTTATGGTCAGCGTGGAACAACGCTTTACCGTCGGACAGTTTCGCGTTCGTGGTCAGAATGGCATAAACCAGATCACCGATTGTACCTTTCGCCGCGCGCCCCATCTTCATCGGAACATCAGTGAGCTGATTCAGATCGTCATTGATGATTGCCTGACGGGTGACAGAGAAGATTTCGCCAAAGGTGGCCAGCGCAATAGTCTCGCCTTTATCGCCGGTAGTGATGTACTTATACTCTGCCCCCTCACGAACCTTACGCAATGAAGGGAAACCACCCATACCGACGCGATGCGCGGTTTTAAAGTCAGAGAGCTGGCCTTTTTTGGTCCACTGTTCAAAGGTTTCGTCGGCTTCTTCCCAGCCCAGCAGCAGCGACTTATTCGCCACATCCAGCAGAATGTTGCCGAAATCCGACGTGCTGTGCGTCAGCGCCTGGCCAACCATCTGCATCGGATTAAGACTGGAAACGCCAATCCCGCGCTCAGTCAGCGCCATACGGGCATATTCACGCAGGGTCATGCCGTTGTAGACGTTATCGCTTTCCTGCTTTTCATAGCCTGCACGGGCCATCAGCGCCTGACGAATACCATCCCCGACAAAGTTTCCGTTCCCGGCGTGAATGTGCGCGGCGCTGTTTTTGTTGGAGGGTGTACTGGATTTGCCCAGGGCGGCCAGCAGCTGGTCTTTCGCCTTTTCAACGGTGCAATCCAAATCGGCCACGCAGCTGGCCTGCAGTTCGCTATGCTTACCGCCAAACATGGCAAACAGGTCGTTAATGCCGGTAACGCGGGCTTTTTGCTCGGCCATCACCCGCGCACGGATTGCGGTTTCGTCGACAGGATCAGGTGCGTTTACTGGCGCCTGAGCATTTGGCTTCTGTGGATCACGCTGGACGGTGTTACGTGGTGGGGTGACCATGTTACGAATGCTGTTTGGCATTTTTTCAAATTCCTCAATACGTTTTGAATGGATACAGGCCATTGCCTGCAGAGCGGGGGTGGTCTGGTCAGCGAAACCCAGGGCGAGGCATTCAGCGCCATCCATCCAGGTTTCATCCTCCAGCATCGCGGCAATCTCTTCGGTGGTTTTACCGGTCTTTTGCGCGTAGGCAGGGATCAGGACACTTTCAACCTTGTCCAGCAGATCGGCGTAGTCGCGCATGTCGTTGGCATCCCCACCGGCAAAGCCCCAGGGCTTGTGGATCATCATGCAATGATTTGAAAACAACTAACTGGTTCAAAAGGCATTTTTTTATTAAAATGGATTCTTGCTGATGAGCTGCAATACACGTTGCAATACACACAAATTCAAAGGAGCGATGAACTGAGCATGTATTACTTCAAATATTTCAGAAATGATGCGAACTTTGATAAATCAATACGTTATAACGAGCTTTTTTTTGCCGCCAATAGCTCACTAAATGATCCAATGGACTTATGGTTCAATCCCATTTTTTGGGATGGCATAGATTTATGGAAACAATTTATTGGCAGTTATGATAATGGTTTTGTTTTGTTAATGGATTATATTTCCAAACCACAAGGTGATGATTTCTATATTTCAATAAATAACCTATTTAAGGGAAAGAGCCTCGCAAAAATAGTCGAGGATAAAACCATATACAAACGCAATATAATAGACATTATAAAAAACAATGAACTAGCAAAAGGAACGGATGTTACCTCCGCAGCCTCACTATTAATGGATAAGTTTATTCATATCAAGAATAATACAAATTTCATTTCCGTATCCTTTAGCAGGGACCCTTTCAATTATCTTATGTGGTCTCATTATGCCAATGGTTTTAAAGGATGCATATTAATATATGATTTTGAAGATAACACAACTAAACTTAAAACACATATTCTCGGAAAGAGTGAGTATGATGTGAAGATGATGGATGTCAGATACTCAAACAGCCCTGAACAAATTGATCTTTGGAAAGTGATCTCCGAAAACACTATCGATAATGGGAATTATTTTTTCACTAAAAATAACCATTGGGAATATGAAAAAGAAAGTCGCCTGGTTTTATACTCCCCGCATCAATCCAATGGTGAGATATTTCACCACGATCCTTCACTAGTTAAAGGTGTCATCTTCGGTTCTAGATGTGATACTTACTTTAAAGAGAGAACAATACGCGCATTAAAAGAAAATAGAAATATCAGTGGTATCGAAGATTTCTTATCCTTCGATACCATTCTTAATGATAAAAATGAAATAGAATTGAAATCAGGTATCAAACAAACTATAAAAAACGTTTTCAACCTGCCATTGGGAAAAGATGTGATTGATGAATGGAATAATTCACTCAAATTTAAGGAAGCTAAGACAATTAAATGACAGTTCTATAAATTACACTATTACATCTTATTTTCGACGTAGATCCCCGCCGAAATTATGGCGCCACCAATACGGCGCTTACCGTACCCCAGCGGAACCGGGTATCCCTGCGCTGCAGTATTTGTCACGCCGCCGAATGCATATGAGGCTTTATTGTCTGAGTCACGCTTGCTAGACAGTCCGGGAGCTTGAGGTGATAACATCTGTACAATGCCACCAGCTACCATAGCAGCCCCAATTTTCATCGCAGCTGGCCCCCATGCGCCGCCGCCCCATGCCTGACCTATGGTTACGCCAAGAGCCCCAACGACAACCAACACCGCGCCAAGAATGGTTTGAAGCATCCCAGCCTTTTTGCTGCCCATGATGACCGGCACCATTCGGATAGTTCGGCCAGCATTAGGGAAATCCAGATCGTCTTCGTTGATGTTTTTGCTATCCACGAAAATGGCAAACGTCAGCCCTCGCGATTTACTTGTATTCATGTACTTTTCGAAACCAGGTAGCGTGGCTGCCAGCGCCCGAAATGCTTCCCGTGTTGAGCTAATAAGCCGCTGATGTTCTCTTCCAAAAATTTTGGCCAGAGAGCCACTCAGCTTAATGGTTGTCATCACTTCGGCATTAATCATTCCGTTTATCCTTACCTTTATAAATTGCTGATAGGGCTGACTTGAGATCATAAAATTTTCTCTTACTGCTACTACCGGGGAGCGGCGGTATACCTGCCAGGCGCTTTGAAACTGTTTGCCGGTGAACGCCGGTGACCTCTGCCAGCTCAATTATCGTCATCTGCACTTTTTTCATCGCCAAAAGCCTCATGATGATGAACAAAAAACACACAAACCATCATCTTTTCCGTTACCGCCAAATTTCACACTATAAAAATCAGTAATTTAACGAATGATGATGATACCCATAGAATCAGAAAACGCGCCGTTTCCCGCGATGCCGCCGCCCCGTGGCAGGAAGCCCCGCCCGGAGGACCCATTGAAAACGAGCGGCCTCAGCCGCCCATCTCGCCATCACGCGCCACCACCAGACTTGACCATGCCGCGGTAGTCGAGCGCAGCCACGCCAGCATCAATGCGCACCTTCCAGGCAATGCCATCAACGGTAAAGCCTTCCTGCTGCTCCAGGTACGGGACGTCCATCCCATCCAGATAGGCAACCTCAATGGTGTCAGTTCCCTTCGCCGCGGCCACATACCACTCTTTGTTATTGGATTTATCCAGTCGAGGCTCAACAATCACCTGCGCCATATCCTTCACCACGTTGATAATGCCGGGGTTCTGGTTCAGCGTGCCGTTCTGGTCTACAGGGAACAGTGAGGAAGCGGAAAGCACTGCGCGGTTGGCTGCACCTTCCAGCGCGGCCGGCACCAGGATATAAGCGGGGATCACATTGATAGGGTCGCCGTTGGCGTCCTGCTGCAAACGCATAGCCTTGCGAGCCTCGTTCAGGCCGTCAGTATCCATCCCTTTAGCAATGAGGTTGTGATGGTCAGCATGGAACAGCGCCTTACCATCGGTGAATTTAGCGTTAGTAGTAAGGTGGAGATAAACCAGATTGCCAACGGTACGGGCAGCAGCGCGGCCCATTGCCTGTGGGATAGTGGTCAGCTGGTTCAGGTCGTCATTGATGATTGCCTGCCGGGTAACAGAGAAGATATTCCCGTATGTCGCCAGGGCGATGGGTACGCCGCTGTCACTGGTCGTGACGTACTTATACTCTGCACCTTCCGGCACTTTTGCCAGCTCTGAAAAACCATTCAGGCCAACGCGCTTAGCCTCATGGAAGTTAGGCAGTGATCCTGCCTTAGCCCACTGCTGGAATGTCTCGCCGCTGTTCTGCCAGCCGGTCAGCACTGACTTTTCAGCACCACCAGCGAGGATATGGGAAAAATCACTGCTGCTGTGAGTGAAGGCCAGATTGACAATCTGCGAACGGTTACCGAAACCGCTAATGCTGATACCACGATCCACCAGCGAAGCCTGAGCCATTTCAAACAGGCTCATCATTGCGTAAGGATTACCACGCTCAGCACGTTCATGGCCCAGCCGTGCATTAAGTCCCTGGCGGATACTGTCGCCTGTGATGTTCCCGTTACCTGCGTAAATGTGCGCATCAGTGGTTTTGTTTGATGGCGTGCCCGATTTTCCCAGAGCCGCCAGCAGTATGTTTTTCGCCTTTTCCGGGGTACATTCCACATCCTCCAGGCACTGCATCTTAAGCGTGTCATGTTTGCCGCCAAACATAGCGAAGAGATCTTTAATGCCGTTAATGCGGTTTTGTTCCGGTACCGCGCTGCTGGTGGAGCCTTTTGGGCTGGTGATCATCCCTTTAAGTGCGTTTGGCATATGTTCAAAATCCTCAATTCGTTTCGATTCAATTCTGGCCATCGCATTGACGGCAGGTAACAGTTCATCGGCAAAACCCTGTGCCACGCATTCGCGTCCGTCCATCCAGGTTTCATCTTCAAGCATGGCGCCAAGTACTTCGGCTGATTTACCCGTTTTACGGGCATAAGCCGGAATTAGAACGCTTTCCACCTTGTCCAGCAGCTCGGCATAGTCGCGCATGTCGTTAGCGTTCCCGCCGGAAATACCCCACGGCTTATGAATCATCATGAGTGCATTTTCAGGCATAACGATACGGTCACCGGCCATAGCAATAACGGAAGCCATAGACGCCGCCAGACCATCAATTTGCACAGTGACTTTTGCCGGGTGTTTATTCAGGAGGTTGTAGATTGCGATGCCGTCGAACACATCCCCGCCAGGAGAGTGAATGTGCAGGCTGATATGAGAGATATCACCCAGGGCTTTCAGGTCTTCGGAAAACTGCTGGGCCGTAATTCCCCAGCCGCCGATCTCTTCGTAAATGCTGATATTTGCACTGGCGCCGTCGCTCGCTGCTTTGATGGTGTACCAGCCTTTCATACCCATGCCCCCAGCGTATGGTGATGCCAGTAAGTCACGCTGCTACGCACAATCTGGCCTTTAGTGGGAACGGGCATCTCCGGGTGTTTTTCACGAATGTATGCCTGGTACTCTTCTATCTTTCTCATCGTCTCAGCATCAATATGGACCGTTCCGCCTTTATCATGCTGCTTATTGCTTTGTTCTGACATCTTCTTGCCCCTATCGTGAATGATGGTACAAGAACGATTATTGATCACTAAAAGTGGTAAGTAAAATGAGTTTCATCAGAAAAACAGATTAATCACATTGCATAAAAATCTCGCACCGTAAGGAAATTTTTCGAAACAACATGTTATGGAAATTTATACTCTCGTTTATTGAATTCATTTTTATATGCCAACAATGCTTCCTTATTAACTGCAAAAATAGTATCACCAGCAAAACTTGCTATTTTTTTATTCAAAAAGTCGACATCATTCGCATCTGTTATACTTTCACAAAAATCAATCAAACCAGAATTTAATATAAGTAATGCTCGGTCACTAGATATTGGATAGTAATAATCTATATTTTCTCCATCTTTTCCATCAGGATTTAAATTAACCACTGGTTGGTCTGATGTTATAAAGGATTTATCCGTATGATTTGTTAATATTTTTATTTTTCTGTTTTCATTCAATGCAATATCCTTGGAAAGGTTAGTCCCAATAAAAGAGCAAACAAACCACCAATGCTTAGAATAAAAATCAAGCCATCGCACTTTAACGCTTTCATCAAATGGACTAATCTTCACCGAATAGATTAATGCATCCCTCATGCGTTTTGTTCTGCTAAACTGGTAACCCATATAATAACTAAACTGCCAGCGTTCTTCCTTATCATCTAAACAGGTTAAGTCACCAACCCTTAGTTTTTTCATTACATCAACAGCACTGTTTTCCTGGCTTGACATATAATTCTCAAATAAATTATTTGAGATTAATTCATTTAAATCAACATTCAACTTTGAAAGTGCAATATCGTTTAAATTTTTAGCTTTATTTTGTGCCCAACACACAATATCTATCAATTGAAGATGTAAAGACCTTAACTCTGCAGAACATCCACTCAACCAAAGTTTCATCAATTCAATATCACCCTTGCTAACTGCACCTACTTTATAAAAGTGTTTTTCACAACCTATGCCACGAACACTATCAAAGCTTGGGTTCCCTTTTTTAGATATATACCAAACGTTTTTCTCATCCTCAGCCCATCCCTTAAGGTAATATGCCCAAACATAATGATGTTTTCTTTTTAATTGAAATTGTTTCACCAAACATACTCCCTAATGAATGAATCTTAAATTCCCACTTACGACCCACTTTAACTTATTCCCACTTACCACCCACCACCATTTTGACAAATACACTCTCAGGCCAGCAATGGCAAGGGTTTGCAGTAAATTACCCACTTCCTCCGTGTATACAGGGTGAAAGTGGGTAATTAGGGGTTCACTTCCCCATCACTACCACATGCCCCCCACTTAATTCCCCACTTCACGTAAAGATTGGATAGTCACAATTTCCCCGTTCTGGATAATCAGGCCATCATCGATCAGCTTCTGCAGCCATCGAGTGAAATGCTTGGTATCAATGCCGGTTGCTTTCAGGTCATCACGGAGAATTGCCCGGGTGCAGGACTCACCTTGCGCCGTTCGGCTTCGTATCGCCTGCCATAAAGCCATGTGATTTCCTGAGAGCTTTGAAACGCCAATCAGGTCAGGATCTATCTCTTTGGCCTCTCGTGGTTCATCCCTGACGACCAGAGAACAAATCAGCTCGCCATCTTCGTCGGTATAAAGCTCAGCGGTTCGCAGGTCATAGGCCTTGCGTTCTGGCTCTTCTGAGTCCTTCATCTTGGTGCAGGCCAGAATAAGCGCTTTCCCCTCCCCCTCACGCTTAACGTTAAATTCAGCATCCAGGGCGGCACGGAACGAACTGGAACCGCGGGCACCTTTTGCCTCATCCTTGCCGGAGTGATGGACCACCAGCACCGTTGCGCCTGTTTTCTGTTTGATGGTGTCGCATCCCTCGATAAACGCACCCATATCACGGGCGTCGTTCTCATCGTTACCACCAAAGCAGCGGGCCAGCGTATCGATCACCACCAGGCGAACCGGTACACCACACTCAGCCTCAATCTGTCGCGCGGCCAGAAGCACTTCGGATACTTCGGACTCACGTACCGGGAATACCGGACGATTAACCAGCCAGAGGTTATCCGCCTTCCGGCAGTTCACTTGCTCCCATGCCCTGATCCTACGGGGAACGCCCACACCACCCTCGCCAACCACGTACAGCACGGCACCGGGGGTAACCCGCTTACCAGCCCACTCGATGCCGCTGGCAATGTGGCAGGCCCACGATACCGCCAGGAAGCTCTTATACGAGCCGCTGGGGCCGTAAATGCTGCAGAGCGATTGCGCCGGCAGGAAGTGTTTAAGCACATAGTCCTGACGAACATCGAACCCCTCAGAGCCGCGGGACAGCGGGAGCTTAGTGCGCTTTGTGCCTAAGGCAGAATCAGGAAAAACGCGCTGAATGCGTTGAATGTCCGACAGCAAAGCATTCATCTCATCTTCACCGACTTCCTCAGCCAGAACGGAGCGCCGGGCAGTGATCATGCGTTTTTTATCAGTATCGAGATAACCAGCCTCGCAAAGTGACTCATAGGTCATGCCGTAAAGATGGTTAAGACGGGCCACCAGCTTGCCATACCGGGTCGTCGGGTCTTTGTGCTGGTGGATGGCTTTATCCAGCTCGCTACGGCTGTATGGCTTACCATGCGCCCACAGATACGAGCAAGCAAACAGGGCATCAGACACCGTTTCTACAGCTGTTAATTGCACGCTCACTTTGGAATCCCTCCGCTCATTTGGAACTTGCCAAGCAGCGGATGGAACCAGTAAGCGGATCCGTGCTTACGCTTCGCCGAGCGCAGTACCAGCCTGGCCGCCTCCCTGAACTTCCCATCATTGGCAATAAAGCCGCCGGACTTCTGCTTAATCAGAAGGACGCCAGTATTGTGCGCCAGTTCTTCGGCCTTCTTGGTAGAGATCCCAAACTCTGCCGCAAGGGTACTTACCGGCGCCATGCCCGGAGGAATATCACCGCCCTGGGTATCGGCCAGCGCTTTGAGCTGGCTCTCAAGCTCATCAATGCGAGACGACAGCAGGCCAACCAGATTAGACAGTTCATTGAATTTGACGTTACTGATCATCGCCGCCCCTCCCCGCATCCGCTTCTTCAAAACGAGTGATGGAAAAAATGCCATCAACCCACAAATAAACTTCCTGGCGTTCCTGCTCATCGGTAATTTGTGGTATGACCTCAGTCAATATGTGCCTCAAACCAGTTTGAACACGCAGAAGGCGGGTACGCGATATGTTTTCCGGAGTAGCAGGTACTGGCGCAGAGGTTGAGCCAATCAGGGCATGAACACGCTGCTGATCTGCATAGTAGGCATCCAAATCGATAACTTTAAGCATGGTCACAGCCCCCCTCATACGCTTCTTTGATTTGACGGAGGCGGTACAAAACTTTGCAGAGCAGATCGAAAGACATTTCATGTTCTTCTTCCGCGCCGCCATGCAGTTCAGCAGATGCGGCCAAAAGGCTGACCGCCTTACGCAGTTCATCTTCGAGACTAAGATCTTTGAACTTAAGCATGGCGCACCTCCATTGCCACAGCTTCATTGCTGTAAGGATCGCTACCCAGAATGCTCCATAGGGTTCGATTCTCAGGATCCATAAACGACACTGAGAGCGGGCTTTCGGTTCGTATTTTGGCGGCAAAGGTCAAGTCCCAGCCGCAGAACGCTGCACGGGCGGTATCTTCATTGTCTGCAACGGTGCGCAGAACTATCGGGAGACAAGAATGACCTCGCGGCGTGCCAAGGAATAGCCATGTAAATTTGGGGTGAGTTTGGGTATGCTGTATTCCAGCCATAGTCGTTACTCCAGTTAACGGTTAGGTTAGAAGCCCGGTTAGTGTTGACGCACTCCCGGGCTTCGCACTTTCAAGGTGTATTTCACCTCCTCTTTCAAACTAGCCCAAAGTGAAATACACCTCAAGCCTTTTCTTCTCACTTTTTTTGCGTATACTGAAATACACCCAACATAAGGAGTTTCAGAAATGGCTACTGGTGCGAAGAATGCAAAATCGCAAATGACCACTGTAAGAATCCCCCATGAAGTAATGGAGGATATAGAGCAACTACGGTACGTTGGTGAAAGTACCGCTGGATTTCTTGTTACAGCCGCAAAAGGCGAGATCAAACGCCGACAGCGCAAAAAAGCTAAAGAAAGTGATAAGAGCTGAAATCTAATAGCCGAGTAACGGTAGAAGTAAAACCTCACTCGGTACTTCCCTAAGGTTCAATGAACAAATGGTGTACTTAGCTCTGCTTTGAGTTTAGGTATATGTAAATTATTAGCGTTAATCATATTTTACAGGATATTTATATGACAGACTTAGATAATGTGAGAAAACAATTACAAAAAGAATTTGAGGATAAAGACTCAACATATTCAGGAAATTATGGTGAACAAGTCGCAATACTCCACTTGGAAGCGACTAAACAGCCGTTCATTCACGTTCATCAAGAAAAATGGTCAAAACCGCTTAACATGGATGCATTGGGTGCTAAACGTCCAGACTTCTACCTCCTTCCGTTCGATAACGAAATAAATATGATCGATGCTAAGTATCATACATTAGGTGAGGAACTTGAATTCACTCTTCACGAGAGCGAACTTCATGAATACCTCCATTTATTCGAGTACGTTGAAAAGGAATTTAAAAAGGATTTTGATAAAATCAATCTTGATTTTTTTATAATTCCAAAGGAATATGGCGGCTTAGCTTACGCAAAAATCTCATTAAGAGAAATAATCAACCACAAAGTAACTGAAAAGTTACATTGTCCAAAAGAGTTCGGGGAAATTTACATAACATTTTATCGCATCCCAGTTAAAGACAAATTAAATAAAATCTTCACTATTGATGAGAAATTCATACCGTAAAGTATGATGAGATTTATTTATTCCCAGCTATTTTAGCTGGGAATATTAAATTATACTCGGTTCATTATTTTGCGCACCACTTACCACTAATCCACATCTGCACTTCAGACAGCCGATATGCAACAGCTGAAGGTCCAATTTTAATACGTCTAGGAAATTTTCCTTCCTGTTCCATACGCCAGCGTGTTGAGTTAGACAACGTAGTCATCGCACGGCATTCAGGTTCGCGAATCATTCGGTCAAGCTCAGGAATGTACTGGAGATCTTCTTTTTCACAACGGACAACATAGCCATATCAGGCACTCCTTTTCTTAATCACCTTAACTGTATTTTCTTCACCCACCAGCCCATCAAGGTAATCAACCCATCGGTCCAGCGCTTCTTGCTTTTGAGAAATATACTTGCTGCGGTTATAGATACCGGCCACTCCTTTTATTGTGTGGCCCAGCAACTGCTCTACGACAATAAAATCAACGCCCATCTCATTAAGACTTGTAGAAAACGTGCGTCTCAAATCATGTAGTGACCAACGTTTTTCATGTTTCAGGGAGGTAAAGTTTGTACACCCCATTGTGCTGACGGTTGAATCAGATTTCAGTTCGCCAAGTATGCAACTGCGCCTTTTCGTCTCTTCGTGCAGGTTTACAAACCACTGACGCATTTTTTGAGGAACGGGACGAATAATCTCTTCACCGTTTTTACTGTGCTCTTTCGGCACCGTCCAAAGCCATTTATCGAAGTCCCATTCATCCCACCTGGATAGGCGAACCTCACTGAGTCGGCATCCAAACACAAGACACAAAATCGCCATCCGTTTTTTGTAATTCATTACGCGGGTTTTACCCTTACCATGAAAGTAAACACCCCACAGGTCAGCAACATAGCTTTCCTCAAGCAGCCGCTCTCTCTTGTTCTGATACTTACCGATATCGCCAGGACTCAAATCATCCAGCACATTACACCGCACATACTGACGTACCCGGCAGTATTTGAAGATCTGTTTAAGCTCGATAAGCATCGCTGCAGATTGAACCGGTGCTACTTTCTTTACCCGATCAAAGCATTTTATCCAGTCAGACAGTCCACATTTTTCGACAGGAAACCCACCGATGTAGGGAAAGATGTATCTCTCATAACGGCGATAGAGGCGCACCGTCTCTTTGCGTTTTTCCCTGGCATAGTTATCAAACCAGTAATCGATAGCGTTCTTAACAGTCACAGGCGTGAACAGGCTCTCTTTGGTGAGTTTGTTCTCTATCCGTGGATCAAGACCCTGTGACAGCCATCCCCTGCACTCGTCCTTTTCTCCCTGGCCTGTTTGAGTGTCATATCTGGATACTTGCCTAACGTCATCCAGACAGGGGAACTCTGTCGGCCAGAATGTCTGAAGAAATAAACAAAGCTTACAGTGCCACTCATGCTGACTCTGACAGACAGTCCCCGACCATCGGCCACCATCTTTTGACGCCGCTGGGGTTTACCATGTAAGGCTTTTAACGCCTTGTCGCTTAACTTGTTCTCGCCAGCCATAAAACCTCATTCTGCAATACACATTGCAATACACACTCAGCTGCAACGCCGAAAACAGTAGAAAAGCAATGCAAACAACATTTCTTTCTTCTCCATAATTAACAAGTAGTTAATGAATGAATCCGGTTCTTCATGCGTCCCATGAGGTAGTGTGATGGATAATGGATCATCATCATCGTGTTTTCCGGCATGATGACCGGGTTACCCACCATGGCAATGACCGACGCCATAGACGCAGCAAGTCCATCGATATGCACCGTGATCGCCGCGCCGTGGTGCTTCAGCGCATTAAAAATGGCGATGCCATCAAAAACATCGCCACCGGGCGAGTTAATGTGAAGATTGATGTGGCTGACTTCACCGAGTGCTTTCAGATCGCTGACAAACTGTTTCGCCGTTACCCCCAATAACCAATCTCGTCATAGATAAAAATATCGGCATCCCCTGTGGTGCCGGCTTGCATACGAAACCAGCTATTTTTTACGCTGGCTTTCGGACGGCGGCCGTCCTGTGGTTAGCTTCGGCACTGGTGCCTCCTTTGTCGTTGGCGGGGTCGGTGTCATACACCAGTCCCAGTTCTTTGTTTTCGTCAATTTCAGCTTTTCGGCGGCTCTTAACTTCATCCGGGTTACGCCGCTGGCGCGTACCCAATCAGATTCGGTAGCGGCGCCGCCCCGGATTTGCGTTTTCCAGGCATTGGCCTCTTTCACCGGGTCAATCCATGGCATAACCGGCCCTGAATAAACCGCGCTATAGAGGGAGTCCATATCAACGCCGCGAGGAACTTTAATCTCGCCGCTGGCAATCGCCATTTCAGCCAGGCCCGGTACATGGGTCGGGTAACAGCGCCAATAAACCAGTCCTGCAGGATCAGATAGCCGTCCGTTGACTCCACCAGCTCCTGCGCTGAGCGCTATAAGTGCCGTTATAATTCCGGGCCGTGCTGGAAAGCTGAGCCGACTGCCAGCGGCAACAGCGCGTAGCTGGCCGTTTCGGAAGGTTTCAAGGTTGGGGTTTGGCCGGTCGGATTTAATCATCCCGATTTCTTCACCGGCCTGTAGCTCGTCGTACAACATGCCCGGTGTTATCTCCAGCTCTCTGTCACGCTCGCTTTATCTTCTGTGTCGAAGCTCTGACCATCCCCTTTTTGATGTACATCCCAAGGGCTGCCGCAATACGCGCCGCCGTCAGTTCAGAATCTTCATACTCTTTGAGAGCACTCAGACGCATTAACACCCCAGAGAGCAATGACGTGCCGCGGGTCTGGTGCAAACGACGGGTAAATTTGAGGTGCAGCATATTGGCCGCGTCAATTTCTTTCGTATCGAACTGCCGGCCAGCCACTGGCAGGCTTTTATAAACCTGATACGCTTTAGGCCGCCCCCAGTCATCAACCACGATGCCCTGATTCAGCTTTTTTGCGGCATCACTGGTCATTGGGACAAAATCAGGCTCCAGAGCTTCAAGCCAGAAAGGCACCCCGGCCACGGGAACCAGTCCTGTGGCGCTCCCCTGTACCAGTTGAGCAAAAACTTCCCCGTCGCGGAGCCAGGTCCTCAGCATCAGGCGTTCCAGCATGGGGCGGGTAAACTGCCCGGTAACCTCCGGCCTGACAGACCATTCTCCCATTTCTTACGAATTTCCTTCGCCAGTTTCTTGGCAACCGTTCCGTTCGCCAGCTTTGGGTGAGGGTCAACAACAATCCCCTTTGATCCCACAACCCGCTCTTCAAGCTTATCGAAGATGCCAATCACCAGGTCATGGTTGTTATCGAGAAAACGGGCCTGCTCCCGGAGCGACACGGACCCATCTGGCTTAGCTGGTCAGCCGTCCTGTTTCCGGCGCGCTTTATGTGTTCGGGTAGTGTTACCGCTTCATAGGCTGAATCATGGCCCTGGCGCGCAGCCGGGCTGCTTCCAGCCCGGTGAAAAGGCGCCGATTACGTTATCCAGAATTGTCATTTAAACCTCGCCAGGCGGTAACCGGGCCGCCCCTGCTTTTCTGATTCAGTGAAGAGAGGCGCCGCTCCCATTCCTGCCGCCCTTTTCGAATCTCGGAGAGGTTTTCCATCGTCATTTCCTGACCGTTAAACCGGATTGATTTTCCGTCCAGGACGGCCATTTCCGCCTGACTGTAGCGCTGGATCATGGCTTCAATATCGCTTTGGTTCATACCCAGCCTCCTGAGGTTTTCCATGGGTTAGTTTGTTCAGTTTTGTCGCGCTTGCGCCGTTCTTTTTACTGGCTGGCTTAGCGATCGTTGCCGGGAGCGGCGGAGCAGCATCTCTCCAGGTAAGGATTCAATCCATGTGTTCCGCTGCGCCCATTCAGGGGCATCCGGCCATTTAATTTTTTCGTAGCCGTGCAGGATCACCAGAGCATCCGCGTAAACCAGCAGGTCGAACGCTTCGTCGCGCCCCGCCCGGGCTTGCTCCACTTACCGTCACCGCCGCTCCTCATAGGTCAGTCTTCATAGAACCAGCTTCCCAGCCATGACGGGAAATGCACATAGCCAGGGCCAGGCGAATCACGCCAGAGCGCATTGTCACACGGTCTTTCAGGGCATTGGTCTGCAGGAGGTAGAGAGGAACGTCACCGGCAGCCAGCGCACGGCGTCCGGTCGGTTAGTGTTATCAGGCATCGTGCGTTTAATGAGTTGAGCGCGGGTGGTACTGTCGCCTTTGAAGAGGTAGACCTTTTTACCCAGTCCATCCCGGCGGCATTTCCGCCAGAATTTATAGGCGTTATCGGTCACCCATCTTCGCCGCCGGAATCGACACCCATCGCCATTAACCGCATGCCCTTTGTCGGGTCGGAGGCCAGTGGCCACGTTTTATTGAAAACGTCGGTCAGCAGTAGATCCCAGTCCTCGGGGTAACTTGCCGGATCAATTTGCAGGCTTTCACCATTACCATCGCAGCGTAGCGACTGCTTTATGTTGTACCTGTCCACCAGCCAGCGCTCCCCATGGCTCCATAACCGGTAATCTGGACCACAAACCGGCGGTTTCGCCCGGCCTGAACGTCCACTGTCGCGGTCAGGAAGCAGACACCATCGGGAACGCTTCGCTTAGGACATCTTCAGCGCGCTGTTCCAGCAGTTCGCTTTTCCGTTGCTCCATGCTGGATCGCGGGAGGTATGGCCGCCAAAGTCGGTGTTTACCACTGTTTTTAACGTTTCTTCGCTGCGCGTGGCCTCGTACTCCTGCTCAGCGGTAAGAAACTTGTAAATCAACTGCGCCCAGGTCTGGTAAGCGGCTGCCGGCCCCTCCATCCAGAAGGAAGCAATACGGGACCGCCGCCCCTCCCCCGATATGCCTCCATCAGCATCAATACGTTGCCCGTCGCGGAGCCACACGCATTTCATGTTCAGGGAACGCTTCATATCCGGTGTGATTTTGCCTTTACAGGCCGGGCACTGGAGCACGGCCGCCTCGCTGGCAGCAACAGGGTCGGCCACTTCACGGTAACCGGCCATGTTGTCCATTTCTGGCTGAAAATATTCCCCGCAATGTGGCAGGCCAGTAAAGCCGGCGGCGATCACCGCGGTTGTATAACGAAAGGATCCCCGTGGTGGGAGGAGCTCATGTGGCGAGCTTCGACGCCATTTCGTATCGCGCACGTCACGCCCTGGTGAGCTCTCCACCAACGTCATGCCCGACGACATGAAAGTAGTTGTTCGCTTGGAGGCCAACGAGAATGCATCACCTTCACCGTCAATATCTTCCGGAAGCGGTCGTAATCAGTGAGCGCCACGCTTTTATAATCAGAGGACGACATGATATTGACCGACGGCCAGCCCAGCTTCAGGTAGTTCCCGGCGCGGAATGTGCGGTCATATACGTTGTTATCGTTTCTTCGCGGGCTTAACCGTGTTTTCACTTCCGGGCTACTGCGGAACGTCGGTCCAGGCGCTTCTTCGAATGCTCCCTGGCCTTTTCTTCTGAAACCTGAATTACCAGCATATCTGCCGGGTCGCACACAATGTGTAGACGATCCAGCCATCAATCAGGCCAATCGTTTACCCGTTCGCGCCGGGCCAACAAAGACACGGCATCATATTCACGCGACGCCAGGCAGTTCATCGGCTCAATGACATAGGGCGCCAGATCAGGATCCCATGGAACGGAGTTACCTGCCCCATGGGGACACGCATATAAGCACTGACCGCATCGGCAACTTCCATTCTGCGCGGCGCGCGAAGGATGCCGGAAACGTCGCGGCGGATACCACTTGCTGATGCCCGCTTAGCCATCAGTCCTCCTCTGTTTCGGCCTCCTCTTCTTGCATCCAGGACTTTTTGAGCCAGCTGGTCACGTAATCATCATCACGCTCTGGACGCGAGAAACCGCCACCGGCGGCAGAGCGCAGTCGCGTTCAAGAATATCGGGAAGGGTTTCGAGCACCATAACGACGGCTTTGCCATCAGTGAAAACTCTCTGGCGACCTCATCCGCGGGGATAAGCTGGCCGGTATCTTGCTCGAATTTGAGCCTTTCGTTTTCGGCCTTCCAGTGAGCCAGGCGATCGGACGGCGGCATATCTTCCAGGTTGGTTGATACCGTCGGGATCATCAGTTCGGTCAGAATATCGTGATGAGGTAGAGCTTTAATTTGCTGTTACTGCCCGCCGCGGGCTCTACATTTTTAAGCCGGGCGGCGACCGTCTGGCGGTGAACATCGGTAATGGCCGCCAGTTGGTTGATATTGAGTTTGAGAGAGGCAATTTCCTGGCCATGATGGTGAACACTTTTTAAACGATTCGACATCTTTGAAAAACGGCCCTCATAAAAACAAGAACCTACCACATGATGATGATGCCCATGGATCCGAAAAACTAGCCGATTCCCGCGAGCAAGCCGCCCCGTGGCAGGCTACCCCACCGGGAGGACCCGTCAATGATATTGATTATCACTACCATCAATTAAAGACCATCTCGTGTGCCATGCATGAAAGCCACCAGCGGATGCCAGTGGCTTTATTTCAAGTCAGAGCATTTATTATGATTGCCATTATGGTTGTATTATATGATTGTTATTCCCGTTATTATTATTGTTGTTGTAGTTATTATTGTAATTATTGTTGTAATCATTGTTATAGTGATTGTTGTAGTTATTGTTATAATGATTATTATAATTATTGTTATAGAAGTTATTATAATAATTATTAAAATAACTGTTATTACCTGAAATATGTGGCCTGTTATTAGTTGCACTCATAGTAACACTATTATCACTTCCTGCTTCACCCTGATTTCTTTGACCACCACCTGATTTACCATCATTGTCATTAGGTGATCCCCCTGTAAAATACGCACCATTACTATCTACATAAAAACCCCTAAAGGTTTTAAGTAAACTTAACGTATTTTCAATTGAATATTCAGATTCATACTTGACTGAATCCAAAGGGATTATTGAAGAGTCATTCTCCGCACACAAAAAACGATGAGAATATAAAGTTGCAGCAAGCCCCCTTTTAATAACGGGAAAGTATTTTTTTTAAATTGGTTACGGTATCTATCTGAAACATTATCACTCCAATTTCGGTTTTATGTTATTTAATGGCTACACTTGTTGCTGATTTATTCCATAGCACCTATTTCCTAAAGACCAATTTGCATCAGATGCCGTCTGATTATTTATCTGATGCCAGCGCCTACAGCCAGTCGGGCTACAACAACATATTCATTTCAGGCACTGCTGCCGGATGTATTCTTGCAGCCCTGCTATTTGCTTGTTGCTGGTTTCGATTCGTTCCCTGAGACGGAAATAATCCCGTTCAGCGGCGTCAGTAAGTCCGGGGCCGGTTGCATCATCCACGCCGGTGGTGCTGGTGGAGGAACGCACTGGCTGGCAGGTGGCGTTGAGGCGCAGCCGCTTATCACCAGCAGCAACGTCAAGCTGCAACTGCTCAATAGTCTGTTTGGCATCGGCCAGTTCCTGAGTGTATTTCGAGTCCAGAGCGGCCACATCGCGCTGGCGGTCTGCATTTCGTTGATCGTTTGCTGGCGCCGCGTTGCCAGTAGCTCGCATGATCAGCACGCTTTTGCTCTGCCAGATACTTGCTGTGGTAGTGATTTGCCGACCAGATAAGGCCACCAGCCAGGCAAGCCACCAAAAACGCCAGAATTAGCCAGAATGGATTTTTCACAGGTCTATCCCCCAACATGCCAGCTCAGATTCCTGGTCGCCGTAGAACCTGTCCGTAGCAGTTGTTCGAACGGATATGACAATCGCGGCCGCCGTCATACGTCCAGCGTTTTATCTCTGCGCATGCTCCGTGCCTGTCACCCGCATTGAGCTTTCGCCAGAACGTGGACGGCAGACATTTACCGGGGCCGATGTTCCAGGGGCAGAAAGAAGCGATGCCGACCTTTTGAGGCTCGGTCAGGGATACGCGAACATTTTTCTCCACCCATGCTAAAGCCTTTGACTGCTCTGCTTTGTCGATTTTGTCGCACTGTTGGCGCGTCAGCTGCATACCCTTAACAACGGGCTTGCCGTCAACGCGTGTCACACGCCGCAAATCGTCCACCACCAGCATCAGCGTAAGCAATCGGGCTGGTTCCCTCTTTTTTCATCCTGAAACTGACTCATGAGCACAGGCGCAGATGCGCCGGCCAGCAGCAGTCCCAGCATCAGGGCACTGAGCTTACTTTTAGTTGAAGCCATGATTAGTTGTCCTGGGGCGGAGGTGTTACATAGCCGCGCGCCAGCGCGTTCTCATAGGCCTTTGTCTGGCGACGTTTGAAATAAAAGTTAACGAAAAAAGTCAGCAAGCCAATAACGAAGCCGCCAACAACTGCAACAAGGTTCCAGTCAAGGTCATGCATCCATTTAGCTATGCCACCCCAACAAATGAGGCTGCCGGATGTACAGTACCCCGCTATCGATGCGATTTTGTCAGGCATAGTTCTGTGCATTCCACACCTCCGTGTTCGGGGTGCTGTGTGAGGGAAACAAAAAAGGCCGCCCGATGGCAGCCCTTTAATGAAAAAAACCCGCACAAGGCGGGTTGAGTTTGCATTCGGCTGAGCACTGGAGCTTGCGGTCGACAGGGCTGATAAGTGCGATATCAGTTAAAACCCAGTGCTCATGCGGATGTAGATATTTTTGTGACGCAAGAACAGCAATAAATTCACGGGCCAACCAGGAAGTCACCCGCGTTATATCTATGTTCTGACTGTGAAGTCACTTTTGAGAAAATTTTGTAATACACTAACCCTGTGCCAATCAGACAGCAGCAGAATAAGAATACAATCAGCCAAATTCTCATAGTGACACGCTTCCCATCTATGATGGAGCTAATAATAACCATCTGTTTTTTAAATGTAGTCTAAAGACTGAGTAGCTTTCCAGTCACTCCAGGCAACCCCTTCATCGCAGACTGGAAAGCTTTGTTGGTCCGCCACCGGGGCCTCGAATCTCGTACTACAACACCGTGGTTGTCGTTCTTCCCAGTGAGCTAGTGGCGGTTGGTGCCCCTTGCTGGGCTTGAACCAGCGACCTGGCGATTATGAGTCACTCACTCTAGCCGCTAAACTAAAGGACCTACCCGTGAAGCTTAAGGAGAACATTTTACCTTGTAAACTATATGGGTATTTCTGAATATTACTGAAGCGTGAGACGCCCCCACCACTCAAACGACCCACGCCAGTGGTTGATTTATGCAGCAGCGCTCCCCTCAGGTGGAATATAGATTATGCTGCATAAAAAACCGCACGTAGGCAGCCCTTAAATGAAAAATACCGCACTGATGGCGAGTTAAGTTTGTATTCGGCTGAGCACTGGAATTTGCGCTCGAAAAGGCTGATAAGTGTAATATCAATTTAAAATCCAGTGCTCATGCGGATGCATCTAAGCGAATTACAGTGATTAACTAATTAACAATAAAAGGGGCGTCTTTTTCAAAAGAGAGAATCACATCATAGTAAATTGCAAGCCCACAAAGGAATGATGCTATGAGTAAAATCATGATCAATAAATTCCGCATTAACACTCATCTTACGTAAAACTCGTAGGCGTTAAATTCCATACTCTTCTGGCATTTCACGCTATGAAATGCAGCGAAATATAGCCCGCAGCACCGGCAAGGCAAAAACACACTAAAACCACAGTAAGCCAATTGGTCATGTTCAAACTCTTTCAAACCGTAATGCGCAAATTCTAGGCAATAAGATGTAAATAAAAGATAAATGTAAGGCGCTTTCCAGTCGCTCCGGGAAATCCCTTCATCGCAGACTGAAAAGCTTTGTTGGAGCGACCGGTGGGAATCGAACCCACATCATCAGCTTGGAAGGCTGAGGTAATAGCCATTATACAATGGACGCAAACTGCGAGCCAGGCTTCGCGCTGGCTGCGTAGCTTTTCAGTCCTTCGCGCCCGGACTATAGCGTCAGTAGGAATGCTTTCAGCAGGTCTACACTTGCTCTTACTGCTACCTCAAACACATTAATGAGTATAGCAGGATATATTTGGTCCGCCACCGGGGACTCGAACCCCGAACTACAACATCGAGGTTGTCGCTCTTCCCTGTGAGCTAGTGGCGGTTAGTGGTCCTTGTAGGTTTTGAAACAACAACCGGCGATTATGAGTCATGAGCTCCAACCGCTGAGCTAAAGAACCTAGCCACGAAGCTTAAGGCGATCATTTACCCATGTAAACTATGATGATATTTCTGAATATTACCAATGAGAGGTAGCAAAAAGGCCGCCCTATGGCGACCAACGTTTTACCTCCTCAACAGTCTGGTTGAAGCGTTCCTCTTCAAGCTCAACACCGATTCCCGACGCCCTAATTCGATTGCCGCTTTGATTGTGGATCCGGAGCCCATAAAGAAATCGGCTACCACGTCACCCGGCCTGCTGCTGGCGCTGATAATTTGCTTCAGCATGTCGGCTGGCTTCTCACATGGGTGCTTACCCGGATAAAACTGGACGGGCTTATGTGTCCAAACGTCTGTGTAAGGAACGCAGATGTAACAGCAAACGGGCGGCGTAGCGTCTTGAATTCTTCCAGAAGCTCTGAATATTTTCGGTTCAGCGATTGCCATGTGGCCACCAACTGATGGTGAGGCTTGTCCAGCTCGAGGCGCTGATGCTTCTCAATTGCAAGCTGCGTAAACAGTTCCTGCAATTTCAGGTAATCGGCCTCGTTTGGTAGTTGCCACTGGCTGGCACCGAACCAGTGCGAAACCATGTTTTTCTTTCCCGTGGCGTCTGCTATCTGCTTCGACGTAACGCCCAGCGACGAACGCGCATTACGGAAATAATCAATCAGCGGCGTCATAATGTGCTGCTTGGCGCTGTCACATTCTTTCGCGTAACCGTCGGGTTTATACGGCCCAGGGTAATGCTCTGCGAAGAATGCGCTCGGTCGCCGGGAAGTAAGCCCGCAGGCTTTCTTTGTTGCATCCATTCCAGCGACCGGACGGTTTCGCCCATATGATATGATTCAGGATGTTGAAGCGGTTGCGCATCAGCAGCTCAATATCTGCCGCCAGGCGGTGACCACTAAAAAGGTAAATGCTGCCGTTTGGCTTCAACACCCGCCAGAACTCGGCCAGGCATTTATCCAGCCAGGCCAGATAATCGGCATCGCCCGCCAC